AAGAACAGACAATCCATTAAATGAATCTGTATTTTCCCACATCCACTCCCCTACATCAGCCCATTCACTTTCTCTAATAGAAACGGTAGCTGAAACATTATGTTTATTTGCACCTTTTCTATGGCCTGTTGATACCCACTCATCAGTAATTTTTTTAATTCTTGTTAGTAAATGTAACGCTGACTCAGTACGATAAATTGCTCCATCCGGAGCTCTTTGAGGTACACCAATAACTGCTGTATCGTGCGGTCTAAAGTATTCATCTTCAACTAAATCGCCGTGATTTCCGTAAAGATAATCATATAAAGCTTCATTTTTACCGACACGAATTCTTCTAATGTAATGATCAGCATGCCATGCATGAATACCAGATGAAGTACCCAAAACTAATGATGTGGTACCCGCTGGTTTGACACAAGTCGTTCTTGCTGCTTTATTAATACCAAGCATTTTTGCAACTCTCTCATTTTCTTTTTTAACTGCGAGTGCTGCTTTTTTAAGATCTAAATTTAATACTGCACCTGAACCAATACCTGTCATACTAACACCTAGTAAAGCATCTTTTTCAGTATGTCTTTGCCATACAGGACGAAGATAGTGGAAGTCTGTATAAGAAGCCTGTAACGTCCCTATAAATGCAGCAGCTTTTGCTCTCTCTTCTAGATCTTCTTGAGTTGTTACATTACTTGCATTAATTTCAGTTAAGTTACAGAACTGATAAGGTCTTAATCCAATCTCGCAACAAGGATTGGTACCCCAGTCTTTATCGTTTGAGAAGTAAAATCCAGGTTCACCTGAACCAGATGCTTCTACTCTCTTCCATAGATTTAAAAAGTAATCTTTAGTAATCTTGTGACGCATTAGAACAGCTGAATTATTTGCTCTCCCTCTCTGTGCGTTATTTTCCCACCATGTACCAGCCTTACATGCAATCATTTCATCATCGTCCGCAGAGAAGAGAGAAATCATCGCTGCGCGTCGAATACCACCTGCTAATACTGCATCAGCCATATGACACATAATGTCATGACACTCAATCGGAGTTAACTTGCTATTATCTTCTTTCAGTGATAAGATACCTTCGATTTTTACTAAGCATTCTCTGAGAGGCTGTGGACCAGGAGCTTTACCTCCAGAAGTAACAAGCAATGCTCCTTTAGGTCTGATATCACTATAGTCAAAACGTATTCTGGATAATCCCTTAAAATAACATTCCATTAATACTTTAACTGAATCACCCCAACCTTCTATAGAATCACCAATCAAATATCTTCTTGTTCTATTATCGTTTGGTTTTTTAATTTCGGGTAATGCATCTACATGATGTTGTTGTACCGAATAACCTACACCAGTACCACCTAACAATAAAAACATTGCTTCTGCAAAAGAACGATAATCATCACAAGGTAAATATGCGCAATTAAAAATCTTAGACGGGTTTCTTTCAATAGGTGAACCACCAAATTGAAGAGACCTCATAGATGGTAATACTTTTTTGTTGGTTACTAACTTATATACTTTGGTGATTTCGTCTTTAAGATCTGGAAATCTCTTGATATGCATTTTTTTATTTCTTGTTACTATTTCGTTCCAAGTTTCGCGTCTTTCCTGTTTAGGAAGGTATTTTGCATATTTGTTATGCACCGTTATATCAGAGAGTATCTTTGTCGAAATGTCCATCTTATAAGATAATAATTTAAGCTACCAACTTCATTTTCACACCGGTTTTTACAATTATTTTTGGTTTTTTTTAGGTAAAGTAAAGACAACCCCTAGGGGTAAGCTAGTCTGAGACGATTTCCGTAAGGAAAATTAAAAAATTTAACCTTATTCATTAAATAATCAGAGTTCTTTAATAAGATTTTCAGTATTGCAAATTATATACGGTGTTAATCCTCCAACTCTTTGAAACATTGGAACATTTTTATTTGTGAAGAATTTTGACTGGTTAATATTTTGATCGGACATGATTGAAACATCGTCAAATGGATATAAACCTACTGCATATTTACCGTAACTAGAAGAAGTATCTACATCAAATTCAGACATCATATGCCTGTAATTATTAAAGCTTAAAGTATATTCTTCTTTATGAGAAGCAAAAGCTAACTGCTTAGCAATTTTATTGTATACTTTGTTACCTTTTAATACTACACCGTAAAAATATTTGAAGTCCATACCCTTTTTAGTCTTAACTAAATGAGCAAACTTTTTTGGTTTTAGAGATTTATGTATACGGTGTCTTTTTTCGTCGTACTCTGATTTTAGTTCAAAACCATAAAATAGAAAAGAAAAATTTTTAAAATATTCAGATGATAATTTAAAGTTTGAAACTCGTAGCTCTTTATCGATCAATACACTAGGTAACATATGCATACTACTATATTATATCACTTTATTAATAATTCAACAGTTATCCTGGGTTAGTTCTAAAAAGAATTAAGTCGGGTAACCTATAAAGTTTTATTTTTTTACCTTGAGGTTCTTGTACCGTTACAGACACAGTATTACCAGATATAATAGGTCCTCTTATAATAGATCCTCCAACCTGTCTGACGGTTTTAATGACACCAGTTTCGGCGTCAATGGTTTTTATAGTGTGGTCGTTATGTAGATCAACTGTTAAGTTGTTGTCCATTAAAGTATTTATTACTTCTTAGCAGCAACTTTTTTAGTTAAACTATCTACTGACGTAGTTAATGCATCAAATTTTTCATTAAACGTCTCTATTGTTTGGTTTAGAAAATTTACTGTATTCTGAGCAGTAACTAAATTATTTTCTAAACTCTGCAACTTTAGATCTTTTTCATCAAGTTGCTTATACAGATCATTAATCTTGCGAATCTCTTCTTCGTTCATACAATGATTTATTAACGTGGCGATCCTAATCCAGGTTGAGGGTCACTTTTTTTATTAGCGGCTTTAGAAGCCTTTTGTTGTGCTTGAAGTTCATTAGATAAAGTCTTAATTTGTAATACTGATTCTACTGGTGACATATTATAGAGAAAATCGTTTATCGAAATATGGAGTTTATAGGCACAAATATATTCATAGTAATATAAATTTTTAAGACTGTCATTATATAAAGACTTTAACAAAGCAAAATTCGTATTTGAATCATAAGAAAAGAAATATTCTTGCTCTTCCCCTTCTTCCACAAAATAAGAAAAAAGCTTAATCTCTTGATATATTTCTTCCTTTTTTACCTCGTCATATATATCTTGAGCAATAGAAGCAGGTAATAAAGATAAAATCTGGTCTTTTTCCTGTTCTGTTATGTTTTTAAAATTAACTTTATCGTTGTTAATATTAATTGTGTGTATTTTATCAAAAATGTTATCCTTGTTACTGATTATATTAGGGTAACCAATTTCCACTTTTATATTTTTATCACATGATATTGTTCTGGTGTTAGGTGAAAAATTTTGAATTATTTTCTTTATTATATCTTCAAGTCTAATAGAACTTTTTATTTTTGATGGTGTTTCTATTACAAGGAAACTACTGATGCAAACCATTCTAATTGATATAAGAATAAGGTATTTGTCAATATAATTTAAATTTGTTTTATCTATACAAAGCTCGTTAACTAAAGATTCGAAATATATTCCCAATCCATGGTCATCTTTATTTTCAATATACTTGACTATATTTTTATAGTGAACATTTTTTAGTTCTTTACAATATACTGTTCTGTTGTTAGTTATTAGTATAGGAAAACAATAGTTAGTAATATTCACTAAAAAGACTTAAGACTGGAATGGCGATATTCTAGGTATAAGACTTTTAAAACCACCCTTGTTTATTTTGTTTATAATATCAGGAAGAGGTAAATAAAGATTATTTTCTACAGTATAATTAGAAAACGCCCAGGTAGTGTTATCGATTTCCATTTGTTCTAGATCATAGGTTAAGTTCGTACTAGCTACAGATGTAGGCATACAATTATAAAAGGTCCATATCTTACGAGGTATTTGAGATACCTTTTGATATGTTCTTGTAAATTGTAATATTTTAATTGTTGTGCCGACATTTCTTGGATCACCAGGTGGTCTTGCTACCATACCAAAATGTTCAGCTAATATTGTCCAAGGTCTAACTACAAAGTCAACAAAGCTAGTATTGGTTTCTCTAAATTGAATTGTGAGATCTGTAAATGGTGATCTACCATTTGCTACAACACCCGGAATGAAACCTCTTTGTTGTTGATTGAAAACTTTATCTCTTCCTACTTCCATTACTTCTAATTGAGGTATATCAGCACCTTGTGCAAATATACAACCTACCACTTTGTTTAAAGGGTAAGCTTTTAAAATAGAAACAGCTTGGTTAATGTTAAAATTGTTATAATTACCTTCAGTTCTTTCTAAGTTTTGAATAACAGAAGTTTGTAAAAGAGAAGGGTAATTTTGGATTAAAACCATCCATTGAGTGCGCATTGGGATTGTAGTAAACCACGATTCCATTTGCGATAGAAAATAATCTCTCGAACTTATTAACGGTGTACCCGGAACCGTAAAGCCAAATAAAGAAGTTATTGATGGGTTAGCTAAAGGATTTTCACCGGTTAATAACCCAGAGACATTTTGTCCTAAACCTCTTATAGCTTCTGTGAATGGATTGTTCACTTCTTATATTTAAGTGTGTTATATAGAGTAAGCGTCCCTTTGAAGAAATTTTTATGAGACTTATACTTTTTTTCTAGCTTATACCAAACCCATTGAGCTTCTTCACTAGCATCATAATAATGAGTTCTTAATTTCCCTAAATCTTTTATAGCATATTCGTACAATTTTTTACCATAACCGTTCCCTCTATATGTATCATTTACGTGAGATGAAACTACGAAGTACTTTTCGTCTCCACACATATCGACTTCAAGATTACCTATTTCTGTATTACGGTATTTGTTAACACGGTGAAGTATAAAATTCGCGTTATCCCCACGCGCAACTCGAGTTACTTTTACTTTAGGTTTGGTCTTGAACTTCACTTAAGAAATTAACCAAAAAAGACTATAAATCAATTACGACCCTCTAGTGAAGTAATGATAAGCCATAGTAGCAGTGAATGTTACATTCTGTCCGGTTCCAGAACCAATTGTATATTCAATTGAACCAACTTCTCTAATAGAAGCTCCTACTAGTTTATAACTTGTTGTTTCGTTTAACTGAGTGTCTAATTGCACTAAGTTAATACTTGCTGATGCTCGAGGTGTAAAATAATTACCCGTACTTGTTGCATCATCGAACACGTCTCGTGACATATCTTCAAATTTTTGTCTTATTGCTGAATTTTGATCACAATAAAACTGTAATGAGTAAGCTTGACTTCCAGGGTATGTTGCGTTTCCAGGTAAGTTAAATTCTAGCCCCATGTAAGGTACCCCTACATTTGTTATTGATCTTGCTGGCACTGAACCGGCTGTACAATATACTAAATCATCTTCGTCGAAGGTTTGTGAACTTGCACCGCCGGAATCAATTGATAAGATTCTAAACTGAAAGTCTCTTG